GCTGACATGGCTAAGCGCTATGCGCCGAAGGCTTCGGGTGTCACTGTCACTTCCGAGCCTGAGATCTACCGTTCCGGTCTGAACGGCCAGTCCTATTTCCGTGACATGTGGAATGCGCGCCAGAACGGCGACACTTCCGCCATGGACCGACTACAGCGCAACAACAAGGGCCGTGCGGCTGAGCAGCGTGCGCTGACCACGGTTAACGGCGCAGGTGGCGAGTTCGTTCCGCCCCTGTGGCTGGAGAAGGAGTTCGTCCGCCTGGCTCGCGCTGGTCGCATTACCGGCAACCTGGTCCCGACCAGCGCGCTTCCTGCGGGTACCGACTCGATCAACGTGCCGAAGGTCAGCACCGGTACGGCCGTTGCGGTGCAGGCGACGCAGAACACGGGCGTTCAGCAGACCGACCTGACCACCACGTCGATTTCGTCCACCGTGACGACCATCGCCGGTGGGCAGACCGTTTCGCTTCAGCTCCTAGAGCAGTCGCCGCTGAACGTGGATGACGTCATCCTTGCTGACCTTGCTGCGGCGTACGCCACTCAGTACAACACCCTGATTCTGAGCGGCTCCGGTTCCGGTGGTAACCCGACCGGAATTCTGACCCTGTCGGGCACCAACGCGATCACCTACACGCAGGCCTCCCCGACTGTCGCGCTGCTTTACTCGCAGATCGCGAACGCGATTCAGACCGTCCACACCAACCGGTTCCTTCCGCCTGACACGATCATCATGCACCCGCGCCGTTGGGCGTACCTGCTTGCGGCGTCTGACACCACGGGTCGCCCGCTGGTCACGCCTTCGGCCAACTCGCCGATGAACGCCGTTGGTAATCAGGGTGAAGTGGCCGCACAGGGCTACGTCGGCACGATTCAGGGTCTCCCTGTGTTCGTTGATGCCATCATCCCCACCACGGTGGGTGGCACGCAGGACCAGATCATCGTGGCTCGCATGGCGGACCTGATGGCGTGGGAGGGCAGCGTCAAGGCGGAGGCCTTCCCGCAGACCTACGCGAACCAGCTCAGCGTGTTCGTGCGGCTGTACAACTACATGTCGTTCCAGCCTGCCAGGTACCCGAAGAGCATTTCGGTTATCTCCGGTACGGGCCTAGTCGCCCCGACTTTCTAAGTCTGGCCTAGTGGTGGGGGTCACCTACGGATATCCGTATGTGGCCCCCGCTCCCCTACCTGAGAGGAACGCATGAATCCCATCAATTACGCCAACGGCCTTGTGGTCGAGCTTGGCTTTGCGCAGCAGGACAAGGACAAGGCGCATGAAGCGGCCGTTCGCGAACAACTCGCGTTGGTGTCCGCTGAGCTAGACAAGGTCAACCCGGAACCCCTCAGCGAAGCCACTCGCGCGCTGCTAGCGGAGGCTAAGTCCCTCGTGGCCGATGCGCTGGCCAACAAGCCCAAGCGAGCTGCGAAGCCTGCCGCTGATACGGAGTAGTGACCTATGCCGCTGATCTACTTCACGGGTCAGGATGTAGCGCTAACAGCTAACCCGCTCGACGACAGCGGCAACCCCGTGCAGGGCGCTGTGAGCGTCTCTGTGACCATCACGGACCCATCCGGGGCGGTTACCCATCCCACCCCCTCAGGGCCCGTCAGCGGGGCGTACACGGCCGCCGTGCCGTCTGTCAGCGTTAGCGGTGTCTGGCTTGCCCGCTGGACTGCTACCGGCACGGGCGTTGCCTGGTCGTCAGAGACTCAGTTTCAGGTGCGCCCCCTCGGCGTCGAACAGCTCGTCGACCTGCCCAGCGTCAAGGCCCATCTGAACATCCCGCCCAACGACACGCGCCAGGATGACGAGCTACAAGGCTTCATCCTCGCTGCGGCAGAGATTGCCCGGAACCATTGCGGACCGTTCATCCCGGAATCCCACACGGAGTATTTCGACGGCGGGGTGTCGCAGATCGTGCCAGCGTTCACACCGGTTGCAAGCGTGCTGAGCATCACGGAGTACTACGGGCTTTCCGCCTTTCCGCTGACTGAACAGCCGCTAAGCGGGCAGGTGAACGCATTCGGTTTCACCGTGGACTACAACACGGGGCAGATCACGCGCCGCACGTTCGGGGGCGAGGCTGCAACGTTTGCCTTCGGCGCGAAGAACATCAAGGTCGTGTACACGGCGGGGCGCGCTGGTGCGGTGCCTTGGACCGTGCGCCTGGGCGTACTTGAGCTAATCCGGCACCTGTGGCAGATGACGCAACAGGGTGGCGGACGGCCGAAATTCAACTCTGGCGCCTACGACGGTGGCGAAGCCATTGTCCACACGGGCTTCGCGATTCCCTCGCGCGTCCTTGAGCTGTGGCAGGCCTACTACAGGGGGCCGGGTATCGCATGAGCATCCCTTCCAGCACAGCGCCAGCGGTCCGACAGTGGCTTTTCGACCAGTGCACCGCTGGGCTCGCGCCCGACCCAAACAATGTCCGCGCGTCGTTGCTTGTGTGCTTTGACCAACCGGGGCCGAACGAACCTGACGACATTGTGGCCATCGGCCAGGTGCGCAGGCATCTGAACGTTGCTTCGATGGTTGGCGGGGGTGGCGCCGGTTGGCTCGACGAGTCGTATTCCGTCGCTGTGGTCGTCGATGTGTTCCGGGGCAGTGACAGCGGGCAGGTGGCCTACTCGCGGGCCATGGACCTAGCCAACGCCGTCATTGCAATCGTGCGATCGGATATCACGCTGGGCGGCCACGTCATTAAGAGCGCCCCGACTGGCGATACGGCCGAGGTCGAGTGGGACAGCGAACACGGCGGTAAGCGCGCGTGTGTGACTGTCGAAATCGAATGCGTTACGAGGATCTGACACATGCCTGAATTCACATACAGCGGCGACGATGAGCGCTATTACCCGTCGCTTGCGCTGGACGTCCGCCCGGGTGACCGAGTGACGCTCGACGCTGACCCCGGGGACGGCCGTTTCGCACCTGCCGAAGGCGCCCCCACTCCCCTGCCTGTCTCTGACAGCGCCCCCGACCCTGAGCCCGCTGATATTCCGGAGGTTGGCAACTAATGCCCAAGGCAACAGCTCTTTCATTCCTCGGTATTGCCAAGGAAACCACGCCCGGTACGCCCGTTGCGTCTACGCAGTACATCCCGGTCACGACCATCACGCCGAAGGACAATCAGCAGCTACTTGACGACAAGGGCTATCGCGGCTCGCTCGTCGAGGTCTACGACCAGGTGGCGGGTGTCCTAAGCGGCTCGCTGGATTTCGACGGGGACGTTTTCCCGGACACGATCGGTTTCCCGCTGGCGGGTGTGCTTGGTGATGTCGTCACGTCCGGCGCGTCGGCCCCGTTCACTCACACTTTCTCGGTTCTGAACACGGGCTCGGGCCAGCCGAAGACGTACACCCTGAATGACAACTACGTTGCCGGTAACCGGCAGTACCCCAGCGCGAAGTTTTCGGAGCTTGGTTTCAAGTTCACGGCCGATGGACTGCTGACGTACAGCGCGAAGACTACGACTTTCGGTTCTGTCACCGCTTCCGCGCCGACCACGTCCTTTACGGCCATTCCTCCGCTGGTTGGCTGGACTGGTGTCGTGCAGATTGCGGCCGTTACTCAGGCGGGTGTGCTCGATGGTGAGGTCACCATTAAGCGCCCGGTCACCGTGATTAACCCGGTCGACGGCACGCAGGCGCCTTCCACCCTGTGGAGCGGCCCCGTGCAGGTAGACGGTAAGGCCACGCTCATCATGGAAGACGACACGGCGCTTACGCAGTACCTCACCACGGTAAAGCCTGCGATTGACTTCAACTTCTCGGCTGGCGCTGGCGCTTCGGCCGTTCAGCTCAAGTTGCACATGACTAAGTGCAGCATTTCTGCCGCTGATATCACGCGCGGCAAGGACTACATAGAGGTGCCGATCACGTGGACGGCCCTTGCCAACACCACCGACATAGGCGCGTCGGGCGGGTATTCGCCGATTAAGGTGACCGTTCAGAACGCCGTGGCTTCCGGGACGTACAACTAATGATCCACCTGACTCTCCCTTCCGGCGCTACCGCTGATCTTCGCGAAGTTGCCGACGTTACCGAGCGCCAGCGCAGGCCCATCAAGCGCATTCAGACGAAGCTCGCTGGCCTCCCTGCGTTCACTTCGGCCGTTGCTGAGGCGCAGGCGCAGGGCGACGGCGCGGAGCTATCGCCTGAGCAGCAGCTACGCATTGCGGCGGGCATGGGCGAGGCTTTCGACCTGCTAGAGGAGCTGAACGACTCCCTAGTGGTCGCGCTCGTCGCCGGTTGGTCGTATGGCTTCGCGGTGAACGTTGATGCGGTGCAGGATCTCCCCGGGCGTGACCTTGACGCGCTGCGTAAGGCCGTCTCGCCGTACCTCGGCCAGCTAAACCCGGACTTCGAGCCGAACCCTGATCCTGCGTCCCCTTCCGTGGCCTCCGTCGCCTAACGGAGGCCCTTTCCCACAACGGGGCAGGGAGCAACTACTCAGCGGATGAAATTCCGTCGGAAGAGTATCGGACGTGGCGCCTGTGCACATTGCTGCGCTGTCGCCCGTCCGAACTCGACGCCGAATCCGCTGTAACCCTGGATTGGCTACTCGCCGTTGATGACGCCGTTGGTAAGGCGCGCAAGATAGTTGAGGAGCGTGCCGCCAATGGCTGATGAATTTATGGCGGTAGTCAAGGGTGTTGGTGAAGTCCGCACCGCCCTTGAAAAGATGCAGCTTGCTTCGGACGAGGCGACCCGCGTAGCGCTGGGCAAGGCAACCGCGTACACGAAGCGACGAATTAAGGGCGGCATGCGTGGCGCCCCTCGCTGGGCTAGCAAGGGCGACGACCCTGAGTCGGGCTCGCCTGCTTTCAGTCTCGGTCGCAAGCCTAACCACATCCCCCGGTCTGGCGGACCAGGTCAGCTAACCGGTGAGCTATATCAGTCCATCCGCAAGAGCAAAAAGGCTCGTCGCGGAGGCACGGGGGAATGGTCGCAAGTCGTTATGGCTGGCGGGCGGGGCGGGTACCAAAACCGCTACAAAGCAGAAATTGAAGCCCGGTACCCGTACTTCAAGCCAGGGGTGGACAAGGCATCCCCCAAGGTTCGCGGCATTTTCGAGGGTACTTGGGCGGCCGCTGTCAACGGAAAGAAATTCTAGGGAGGTAGCTTCGCTATGGGTGCTCTGCCTCCCGTATTTATCGAGTTTCTAGGTCGCTCTACTGGCTTTATGACCACGGCCAGGGGTGTCAAGACTGAGCTAGCCACCGTGGAACGCCAGGGCGGCAAGAGCATGGCCAAACTGGGCGCCGTGTCCAAGGCTGCGCTGCTTGGTGTTGGTGTTGCTGCTGCTGTCGCTGCGGTGAAAACCGCCCACATGGCCGCTGATTTTCAGACTCAGATGACCCGCGTGCGCACTGGTGCTGGCGAGTCGGCGCAGAATATGAAACTCGTTGGTGATGGCGTGCTGGCGATGGCGGGCAAGGTTGGTGAGTCGACTAAGGATCTCACCGCAGGCTTGTACATGGTCGAATCAGCGGGTTTCCACGGGCAGAAAGCACTAGACGTGCTTCGCATAAGCGCCCAGGGTGCCAAGGTTGGTGCCGCTGACCTGGCCACGGTTACCGACGCTGTGACCACGGCAATGAACGCCTACAACCTGCAATCCTCCAATGTGGCCACCAACACTCAGAACACGACCGACGTGATGAACGCGCTGGTTGGTACTGAGGCCGAGGGTAAGACCAACCTTGAAGCGCTCGCGGGCTCTATGTCCGGCATTCTCCCTGTGGCTGCCGCAGCGCACGTGAAGCTAAACGAAGTGCTCGGGGCCATGGCCACGATGACGTCACAGGGTACGGATGCGCGCGTTTCGGCAACCTATCTGCGGCAGACGATCGGGCAGTTGTCCAACCCCTCGGCCAAGGCAGCGACCACCATGAAGGGGCTGGGGCTTAACGCCAACGCCGTTTCTAAGGAGCTGGGCTCGAAGGGTCTCGCGGCGACGCTGAACACCCTTACGGATGCCATCAAGAACAAGATGGGCCCCGGCGGGGACGTCTTCATTAAGACGCTGGAAAAGGCATCGAAGAGCAGCAAGGACTTTGAAGGCGCGCTCAACAAGGCCAGCGGCTCGAAGAAGACGTATATCGGCGCGCTGTCCACCATGGTCGGTGGTACTAAATCCATGATGGGTGCCCTGATGCTTACGGGCCAGCACATGGACACGTTCAAAAAGAACGTGGACGGCATCGGTAAGCACGTCAAGGACGGCGGCAAGAACATTGAGGGCTGGTCGGACGTTCAGAAGACGTTCAATCAGCGCATGGCCGAATTCAAGGGCACCGCTGAGGCCATCGGCATCAAAATAGGCCAGTCCCTACTTCCGGCGTTCACGCAGTTTGTCGGCGCGCTGGTCGACGGCGTGGGGTGGCTGACAAAGCACAAAGACGTACTCATTGCGGTGGGTGGCGCCATTGGCGGTGTGCTGACCTACGGGCTTTACGCGGCGGCAGGTGCAGCGTGGACGTTTACAGCGGCGATGCTCGCCAACCCTGTCACGTACATCGTTCTCGGCGTGATGGCGCTGGGCGCGGCGATTGCGCTCCTGTTCACGCACTGGAAGTCAGTTTCAGCGTGGCTATCCGGCGCCTGGCACACGGTCGTGCAGGGGCTCGGGGACGCCTGGCATTGGCTAGAGAACAAGACGCTGAGTGTATGGCACTCCATTGAGGGCGGCCTAAAGACAGCGTGGCACTCCGTGGCCAACTTCTTTTCCTCGGCCTGGCACACGGTCACTGACCCGATCGTCAAGGCTTGGAACTGGGTAGCTAACGCCACATCAACAGTGTGGAACGCCATCGCCGGATTCTTCCGGAAGTGGTGGCCGCTACTGCTGATCATCTTCGCGCCGTTCGTCGCCCTACTCGTCGCCCTCTGGAATCGCTTCCACACGACCGTTTGGAACAAGGTCAAG